TTAGATCTTAAATTACTAGGAGAGGGATCTTTTCAGGTTCTTTATCAAGATAGTAAAGTAATAAAGGCGGAGCATTTCCCTAGACAAACTCTAAGACCGGAAAAATGTAACGAAGACGGAAAGATAGAAGCTTATTATTACGCTGCCGATTGGACTAAAGTAAAGCCAAACGATAAACCTCAAAGAATCGCTTCTTTTGGATTTGGTAACGGTAAAGAACCGGAAATTAAAATATGTAAGAGATACGTTTCCGGCTACGATTATATATGTCCCGTCGATTACCAAGGCGGATTAGCTTACGCGGAATTAGAAAGCGAGATATCGGATTACCTTATTAACGACGTTCAAAATAACTTTTCGGGCACCAAAATCGTAAATTTTAATAACGGTTCACCGGACGTTAATCAACAACTCCAAATTAAAAACGACGTAATGCGAAAGCTTACCGGCGCAAGAGGAGAGAAAGTAATAATAGCTTTTAATAATAACGCCGAAAGCAAGACAACGGTAGACGATATACCCTTAAACGACGCTCCGGCTCATTACGAATACTTATCTAACGAATGTAGTAATAAGTTAATTGTAGCGCATAGAGTTACAAGTCCTTTACTTTTAGGAATAAGAAACGATAGTAACGGACTAGGATCAAACGCGGACGAAATAAAAACCGCCGCTTTACTTTTTGACAATATAACTATAAAGCCTTACCAAGATCTTTTAGTCGATTGTATAGACGATATACTAGCCGTTAACGATATAAGCCTTAAACTCTATTTTAAGACGTTACAACCGCTTTCTTTTATAGAACCGGACAATCTAGTAACGGACGAAGCTAGAGAGGAAGAGACGGGCGTTAAAAGAGATTTAAGCTTAAAAAGTCAAGTAGTAGATAAAGACTTTGCTATTATAGACGATCGTTTAGCTTATTCAACTAAAGAAATGGCTATCGAAGGAGCTAAAAATATAGGATGCGAAGGTTACCACGAACACGAGTATGAGGGTAAGATTTGGTTTATGCCTTGCGAAGAACATAAACAAAGTAATTTAAGCGCCGAAACGGACGATAAAGTCTTTGATTTACTCAACGAGTTTGGCGAAGACGAAGATCTAGAAAATTGGGATTTAGTAGACGAACGTAAAGTAGACTACGATCAAGAGGAAGCTTTAGATAAAATGGTAGGTTTAGCAAGAGTAGGACAAGCAACTCCAAATTCTAAAAGTAAGCAAGACGAAACAAATAAAGAAGGAGTACAATTTAGAGTAAGATATCAATACGCTCCTTTAACGGTTTCGGCTAATAGTCGAGAGTTTTGTAGAAAAATGGTAGCCGCTAGAAAATTATACCGCAAAGAAGATATAATGCAAATGAGCAAACAACCCGTAAACGCCGGTTGGGGACCAGACGGAGCCGCTACATACGACATCTGGCTCTATAAAGGCGGTGGATCGTGTCAACATTTTTGGATGCGTAAAACGTATATGAGTAAAAAAATAGGAGAAAAAGCAAACGTTCCAAACGACGAAATAAGCGTTAACAAAGCAAAAAAAGAAGGATTCAAACCCGAGACTAACGATACTAAAGTTGCGAAACGTCCTAGAGATATGAAAAATAGAGGGTTTATTAAACCTAAAAACTTTACAACACCGAGATAGTTATGGCAGAGGCATTATTTGTAACTAGAAAAGATATAGTTAAGTATACTTCGGTATCCGGGGGACTTGATACGGATCGTTTTATACAGTACGTTAAGATTGCGCAAAATATACATATACAAAACTATATAGGAACGGATCTTTATAATAAGATTTCTACCGATATTAAAGCGGGGAATTTAGCGGGTAATTACGCTACCCTTGTTGAGACGCATATTAAGCCTTGTTTAGTACATTGGGCTATGGTTGAGTACTTACCTTGGGCGGCTTATAGAGTCTCAAATCAAGGTATCTCTAAAGGTACTAGCGAAAACTCCGATAGCGTTTCAAAAGAAGAGGTAGACTTTTTAGTAGAAAAAGAAAGAAAAACGGCTCAATACTATACCGATAGAATGATAGACCACTTCTCTTTTAACGCCGCTAGTTTATATCCGGAGTATTATAGTAATAATAACGACGACGTTTTCCCGGATAAAAGCGCGGATTATACAGGTTGGGTTATATGATTAAAAAAACTAGAAAATACAAACCCAAAGAACAAAATATAGTTAAGTTAAAAAACTATTTAAAAAAGATATATAACAAAAACGTAAAAAAGTAATTATAATAGTATGGCTAATAGTATAAATTGGGGATCAATATATTGTCAAATGATAACAGACTCGGGATTCGGTTCCGATACGGCTTATTCGACTAATAGTATACCCGATATCTCGGCACCTGCGTGTTGGGGTACTTTTGAGTTAACCGCAGATTTAACGCAAATTTCCGGTACTCCGTTTTTAGCCGATACAACATTATATAGAGCAGATGCAACACAAATATAAAATTTAAAAAATGGCTAAACAGGTTATAAATATTGGGACTACCGCAAACGACGGAACCGGGGATCCTATAAGAGATGCGTTCGATAAAGTAAACGACAACTTTACGGAACTTTATACAGATGATGCAGGGGATGTAGGAAGTATTGTAGCAGGTACAGGTATTTCAGTAAATCAAGCAACAGGAGATGTAACAGTTACAAACTCAAGTCCAAATGCAACGCATACAGGTGATGTAACAGGAGCAACTGCTTTAACAATAGGTAATGATAAAGTTATTACAGCAAAGATTCTTGACGATAATGTTACACACGCTAAATTAGAGCCGAGATACACAACAAGTGGAAGTATTACAACTTATACAGGAGCAGTAACTGTAAATTGGGCATTAGCAACAAACTTTGTAATGGGTTCTTCTTTAACAGGAGCAATCGAATTTGATTTTACAAACTTTAAAACAGGTCAAGTTTTAACTATTCACAACCTTACAGGAGCGCAAACAATTACTTTAGATTCAAACGCTGCAACAAGTGAAACTTTTAACAAGTTAGGCGAAAAAGATTACGATGGAAGTGCAACAAACGCTTTAATGGTAGAATGCATTAGTGATTCTGCAAATGCTGTTTTTAATTATTCGGTATTAACCTATGTAAGTGATACAACACCAAGTTAAAAAATAAGATATGAAAGCAATTAATATAGACGGAACGATAAAAATTTATAGCAATTTAAAATCTTTTGGAGGTGCTTTAGGTTTACAATATTCAAGTGATAGTGATTTAGAAGCACTTGGTTTTTATGATGTAGTAACACCTGCAACTAAACAAAGCCAAGAATTAGGTTCTATAAAATGGGATTCAAAAAATAAAGTATTTACTTACCCTATTAAAAACAAGACTTATAGTTTGTCAATAGCAGAACTTAAAACACAAAAAATAGAAAACTTAAAAAGCATCTATGGACGTGAGTTAGGTAAAACGGATTGGATAATTGTAAGAGCGCAAGAAGGTACAGCAGCACCGCAATCAACTTTAGATGCAAGAGCAGCTTTGAGAAGTGAATGTGCAACTAAAGAAGCAGAAATAAATGCTTTAAGTACAAAGGCTTCTATTATAGATTATCAACTTCCAAGTTTTATATAATGAGTTTAGGGAAAAAGAAAATGCTTTCTCAAGGTGCAGCAGGAGGTGTTATAGGTACTGACCATTTTGCTCCTGTTTTATATACTGGAAATGGTAGTACTCAAACAATTACAGGATTAAATTTCCAACCTGATATGGTATGGTTAAAATCTCGTACAGCACAATTTCCACCATATATTACAGATAGTGTAAGAGGAACAGGTAATGTTATAAGAACAAGTGAACCAGATGCACAAAGTTCAGGAGATGGTGTAAGTTCTTTTGATAGTAATGGCTTTAAAGTAAGTGGTGGAGGTTCAAATCAAAATAATGGTTCTTATGTAGCGTGGGCGTGGAAAGCATCTACTTCTTTTAATCATTCAGGTAGTGGAACACTATTAGCAAGTTCAGGAAAATCTAATCAAGATTCAGGTTTTTCTATTGTAAAGTTTGATTACCCTACAGGTAATTCATCAACTGTAAGAACAGTAAAACACAATTTAAGTACAGCACCTACTATGATACTTTATAAGCCTTATATAATGACAGCAAGTGGAAACTCTAATTGGTTTGTTTATCATAATTCAATGGGTGCA